TTAATCACCATATGACGCATTTCTCAAAAGCGTAGCATCACTAGCTACTGAACCGCCTTCACTTTCTGTCGTTTTGTTACAATATGTGTATAGTTTATGTAATTTATATGTGGAATAATTATTATGTACAAATTGTTTATAATTACCTACAGTTCCGGTATCGAAATATCTTTTCATTGCCTTAATTGTAGAACTTCTTGCACCCAATTCTCTTTCGGCAAAGTACGTTGTATTATCAGCATTTGTATTCCAATTATCTGTATGATTAATATTTACATATGCACCATTCTGATAGCCATATGCCTTATGTGCATATGCATCTCCAATAACATGTAGTGCCATTCCGAACACAATCAATGACTTTTCCCAATTAGTATCTGCATAACTTGGCCAAGGAAATCTGCTTATCCTATCTTTTATTCCAGCCACCTTTGCCCCTGCTACTGTTGTCGTTCCATTCAAATATCTATTGTACCCATCATTGTATATTTCATAGGCTACATGAGTAAGATATATATAATTTGCTACATAATTTTTGTACCCATGTAAAAATGAGGAGTCATCACTTTTCCCATAATTTGAAGGAAAAATTTCGTCAATTTTTGTTGCTCCATATTTAATCCTATTAATTTCCCAATCTTCTAAATATACATTATTACTATCATACCCTAATTGAACAAGATATTGATGTTCTTCTTGCCACCATCTTGCCTCAACTAAATCTTCTTCATTAAATTTATGAATCTCTTCATTGTTTTCTATTATTTTTACATTTAAATTACCATTATCGTACTGATTTCTTAATACATCATAATTATCTATAGCATATTTCAAATCTACTATACCATATCCTGTCCCCGATTCAATTAATTCTTTAGCACTCGCATTCATCAACTGCCTAACAAAATCATTTGATACATTTTTATCTATTCCTAATAATACAGCTGCAACTGCTGTAACATGTGGTGCTGCCATACTAGTTCCATCAGCCGCTGTCAATCCTCCAAATGGTCCTACTACCTTTATCATTTCACCAGGAGCCATCAATTCTATCTCTTTACCTATTACGCTACTTTTACTAACTTCTCCTTTAGAATTCACACCACCAACAGCAATAACTTCCTTAAATGCTGCCGGATATTCTATTTTAATTCCTGTATTTCCAGCTGAAGCAACTAATATAATATTTTCTGCATATGCGTCTTTAATTGCTTTTTCTAATGCTTCTGAATACACAGTTGTACCCAAGCTCAAATTTATAATATCTACATCCTGTTCAATTGCCCAATATATTCCTTCTATAACCCTACTAATTGGTGCAACATTATTATCATCTAAAACTTTAGCAGAATATAATTCTACATTTGGATTTATCCCTTCTACATTATTCTCTCCGTTAGAACCAGCAATTATTCCAGCCACACTAGTTCCATGCCCTGAATAATCTTCAAAAAACAGTAAGTTATCTTCCTTATCATCAACTAAATTAATTCTTTCTTTTACTTTTATTCCTGATATTGCATCCACTCCTGAGTCAATAATAGCAACTTTCACTTTTTGATTAGAATTAATATTAGCCTTATCTGCATTAATCATCTGTAAATTCCACGCAACATCTCTATCTATTCCTTTATTTTTACTAATTGTTCAAGGTTTTGCTTTGACATTTGCTTTTACTTTTAAATCCTCTTCAATTATGATGTTGCTATCTTCATTCAGTTCTTCTGCTTCTTGTTCTGAAAGTTCCGCAACTATTATATTATTGTCAATGAATTTTTCTCCATTTTTTATTGCTTCTTCACCAGTAGCATTCAATGCCCTATTATATGCTTTCTAATTATGTGTTTTTCATCATATTTCCGTCCACCCAATATCTATCTTTAGTTTATTATTTTTTTCGCTTTTTTTCAATATCTTTTAACATTTTTTCCAATAATCTTTACAAATATTAACGATAGTATTTACGTTATCGTTAATAGGGTTTCACCCACCGAACTTAAAATTGTTATGTGTACTACTAACAAAACCATAGTACAAATAATTTTACTTTTGCTAGCTTAATTAAGCCTCACATAAATCTTATTCATTTCCAATACTATTTACCGTTTTTTATTACTTATAACTTTTTCTCTGTTTTTTATTTTTTATTGATACAAAATTGTATTATCTTTAACGCTCTTATGCACTTCAAAGAGCTAAGAAGCACACAAAATTTTTTGTACTTCAAAATTGCAATTATAAAGTATTTATAACCCCTATCATTTAATTGTGCAGGCATAAACGTTTAGATTTTAGTCTGTACGTTCAAGTCGATACAATTTAACAATTATTGTCCCAATATAGGCAAAAGGGGTTCATTTGAACCCCTTTTAGTCTGTGTTTCTTCCATATTAAAATAACAATACTTATTCCCCTGTAACAATAACAAAGCTGAATGTTTTTATAATCAAATGTTCTTCCTTTTGAATCTCTTTTGGTGCCAAATCTACCAACCTCGTTTCATATTCTTTTGTTATGTAGAACACAGCCGTTTCTCCACCAAAAACCTAAAATAAGTTCTCTCTGATAGTCATAAGAACTTATTCCAATGGCTTCACATATGTCCTTAGCCTTATATCCGTTTTTTCTCATATCCTCGATTATTACTCTCTGTCCGTATGATATTCTTGCTCTTGGCATACATGCCGCCTCCTTTTTTTAAAAATTATTTATGTAATCAGCATCTAAGTAATATCATTATTGACATCACTATTGCCATAATTACCATTATCAAAGTAACCACCGTTACAGGTACACATTTCCTTTTTAATCTTGTTAATTGATTTTCACTCTGTTGCATTTAATTAATCCCCTCCATTAATTGTTGCTTTACTTCCTACAAATTTTTAATAGCTTCTTCCGGTATAGAAGCAAATTGATATATATCATATAAAGGTGCTTTTAGATTTCGACCATAAGCTCTAAACTCATATTGACCAACTACATCAATTACTTACTTCTTTTCTAGCTTCTTCACCTGATTATGATTTATTCCAAACGTATCCTGATATGCTTTACTTGTTACTCCGATTTTGTATATATTTGTCAGCTCTTTATAAGTAACTCCATTACTAACTAACAACTCCACAAGCTGCTCTTTTGTTGATGTGGCTTTCGTCTGAATGTTTCTTAATGCACATTCCTCAATTAATTCTTTTCTATATACTAAACTCCTAATTCCATCATTTCTAACTATCTGTATTTTTATATATTCCTCAACTGATAGCTAGTTATCAAAATACTTAATTTTTCTCATTTATGTTACCTCTAAAATTAGGGGACAAAGTTGTCACCCTGTCTTTCCTCATCCTTTTTAACTTCTGTTGCTATCCTGAACTTTTTAGAATTTGTACAGTTTTTTTCGCTTAATTGCAAAAAAATAAATGCAAACAGTACTATTTCTAGTACTATTTGCATTTAATTATAATCTTCACGTTAATTCGTCCGCTATGCAATCGTCTTAAAATTTTAGATTCCTGTACATCATGCATAGTAGAAACATACAGGTACTCATCCTCCGTATCTAGTATAATTCCAACCATAACATTGTCCTCGTATTGCATTCCATGCTACTACTTTATATCTGCGATGACTGAGAAGCTCGACTTCACTTTGTTTCGTCTCGCTCATCTCAGCCATCCTATGATGGCAGAAACATAAAAAGAACTCCTCGAGTAAACTCGGGAGTTCTTTCCATATTTCTGCCATCGCAGATATAACTATCTCTTTGAAAACTGTATTCCTTTTATAATAGGTAATTTCAAGCGTATTGTGTATTATTGGAGTATTGTTGATATATCATTAAACAATTGCACGTCATTTTTCATTGCTTTCTTCTTTATTATAATAGATATTTGGCTTTCATATAACCAACTACACCATTATACTCAACTTTTGCATATCCTTTACCGATATACATTACATTGACCTTTGTTTTATTTGGAAGCTTTTTCTTCAGGACTTTTGTTCTTGTTTTGTTCCAGATGTTTAGTCCTTTTTTTGTTCCAAAAACTTCCTTAGTCCAAGTCTTTTTGAACTTCTCAAAGGTTCCGTAAGTTCTTTTCAACTTAGCCGGAGTATCGCCCCACTTTCCAAGATAAAAATGTGGTGTATCTACAGGGCTAACCCAGTCACCACCCCAGGCAAGACCGACCTTCTTTGACTTGGCTATTTTAGCAACATCCTTAATACCTTTATTATTGTAGGTATCATCTGTAACCTGTCCATCTCCATCTACATCATACTTCAATGCAATGTCAAAAGCAATGCCCCACTGGTGCTGACTAGAATAATCACTTCCTTTCGCATTTGTTACAATGCTTCCTTTCTTTGTTCTGCCCTGAGCATACAAAGCGTCCTGCTCTGCCTTGCTTCTAAATCCCTGCGTAATAATAAGGTATATTCCTTTCTTTGCACACTGCTTAAGCAATAATGTTAACTTGTAATTAAGCCAAGGATGTAACTTTGTTCTGTCAATTCTAATATCGTGTTTCTTATTCATTATTCTTCCTCACTTTCCACTTCCGGCAATCCTGCAACACTTGTTAACATACTAACCACTCCTGCTGTTGCAGAAATTCCAATTATTGAAACCCAATCAAGCTCTGTGATTAAATTTCCAACAGTAATTAATGATACTGCTGTCTGTGCCATTGTTTTTACAGCTCTGACACCTGCTGCCTTAATCCATTTCTTTGTCTTGTTACTCATTCGTTACTCCTTTCCCTGCTTCATTGGCAGTTCCTTTACTCTCTTATAAATCTCTGTTCCTGTTCCATTTCCGCCCAGTGCGTGATATGCCTTGTATAAATGTTCAAAATCATCCAAAGCCTCAACTGATATATGCTCCTGAGCTATGTACTGTTTTCCCAGCGTGTATATCTTGTTATGCAAAATTGCAATAACTCCGTCCTTAATTAATTTATATGATGAATTTTTTGACTTTGCATAATTAACTGCACTAACAAAAATTGCACCAATTAATGAAGGAATCCCACACAAGGATAAAATCTGATAAAGTGTCATATGTTTTTTCCTCGACTTTCTCTGTTTCTTGGTATAAAAAAAAGACCTTGCGGTCCTGCTCTAACAATCATATTTTTTTCCTTCCTTATTCTTCCGTTGTTTCTTCTAATTTGTTATAAAGTTTATAGTTTACTGTAACTTCATATCCGCCACTACCCATATAAGATACATAAAACTGTAAATCATTAAGTAATGATACATCATAACGCTTTCCAGTGGTTACTTCTTCTGGTGCTGGGTCATCTTTTAGATTTGTTAAAAGGATACTTATATGAAATGCTGGAAGAGTATCTTCATAAATATTGTCCCTTACAAGTTTACCAAATTCAATGTATTTAAATTTACTAACGTCTATAGAGTATATGTCGTGAGGTATGCTACTTTCATTGTAACTTGTTTTTGCAAGCATTATTCCTTCGTGTTCTATTCCGAGAGTTCTACACATATCAGAATATTTTACAGTCATATTTTTAATTTGATTTGTAGTTGTGTTATTAATGGCATCAATCTGACTTAAAGCTGTGTTATTAATGGCACTAATCTGACTTGTAGCTGTGTCATTAATATTCTTAATCTGTGTATATGTTTTACCCTCAATCGTTCCTATCTGATTTGTAGCTGCGGTATTTATATTCTCCAACTGTTGATTTGTTACATCTGTAATCTTATTAATCTGACTTGATGCTACTGTATTAATTCCTTTTGTCTGCGATTCTCCTGCGGCAACCGCAGAACTGTTTATAGCTTCAATCTGTGCCCGTGCTGTGTTGTTAATATCTCCAAGCTTTGCATTCGTAACATTAGCTATGTCTTCCATCTTTGCAGTTGTAAGTGTTGCTATGTCATTGCTTTTTGCTTCTGTTAAAGAGCTAATGTCGTTCATTTTTGCCTCTGTTATGTTAGCTATGTTTGTTGTGCTTTCCTCAACTTTGACATCAATATTCGCTATTAGCTTCTCAACATCTGTCTTTTGACCTACCACCTCTTCTAAATAATTCCCAGCTCTATCTGCATAATCTGCTGCATCATTTGCCTTCTGCTCTGCCTGTTCAAGATAGCCTTTATTAACTTCTATCTTTTCATCAGCCTCTTTTACTAATGCCTTTGTATCACACATTATTTTGATTATCTGATTGTAAATATCCGGTGTAATCTCATTTACAACATCTACCGGAACGCCTTTCTTTACTTTCTGACATACAATTGTTGAAGTAATTCTTCTACCTTCTGAATTGTCACCAAAAACTCCAATGTAAAGCTCACATTTTTCCCTAAAAAGCCAATCAGGTAATTTTTCTGCTGATACAACATCCTTTTCAACAAGCACTTTTACCGAATCACTTATACTATAATCATCTACATATATTACGGCTGTTTTTGTATATCCGTCCCATTCAGAAGAAAAATCAAACTTAATTTCTTCCAAATTGGAAGTTCCTGATATTAAAGACTGCTGGTTAACAATATGCGCCTGTTGTCCTTTTATCTCTATGTTTATGTTCATCTTTTTCTCCTTTAATCCACCATCCATACTGCATGAACCGGTATGCATGCTCCAGTGTCAATTGCTATAGGAACACTTGCTCCATAATAATCGAAACTTACTGTACCTCCCGGATTGATTGTCATCATCCATCTGTTAGTTGTTCCCAAATGTCCTTCCTGAATTGACCATACGTTACGTGAAGGTCTCATATCTGTAGGAATATTCTTAAAAATATTATCGTGCGCAGAAAAAACAGTTGAATTTGTTATGATTCCCACCAATTCCACAGTTTTCCCAACTCTTCTGATTTTAGGTGCATCAGTAGTGGACCATGCTGATATGCCATTTCCACATTCAACTGATTTCCAGCCTGTATCATATACTTCTCCGGATGTTTCAATAAGGGTTAACTCCTGCCAATCCTTCCAGCCGGCATTTTCATAACGCTTATAAATCACATTGTTCTTTACATCGGGAATAAATATCTGAAACTTAGTTGATGTTTCCCCTTCAACATAAAGCATTCCCCAGTTAGTAACAGGCCTGTTTGTTCCTGCTATTGTCTTTATGTGATACACTCCATTTTCTGTTAATGTATTCCAATCCACTGCTGATGTTATGGCTTGTGATTTCACATAACTAGGCAAATCTGTTAAGTCATTGTATGAACCTGTAAAAGCCACCGTCTTTAAGTCTGTAAAGAATTTCTTTATTTTTCCAAAAATAACCTTATGTGTTTCTCCTGACAAAATATTTTCTCTTTTTGATGCTGTCTGAAAAGCAACAATATTACTGTCACTATTTCCATCCTTTGAAAGCTTCTTGGCAAGCTCCTCATTATTCTTTTTCAATTCACCATCTATACTGTCTGCATTTTCATTAAAAACATCAATATCATAAAACTCATCTCCATCCGGTTTCTTTAACTGCAAATACTTTGTTTTATTAATCATCTTGTGCTCCTTCCTTCTTCAAACACTTCTTCTCTTAATTGAATGTGTGTATACTTCTTTAATTCCTCGTGTGTAAATTTTGATAACTGATTATTCTTGTTATAAAGCAAAGACAAATCAATTAACAGATTGCTTGGGACAACCCTGTCCAACAATTTAGCCACATCAGAAAGCACATTCTTTGATGTTAAGGCAACCCTGACTGTTAACACATAATTATTGGCATCCAACTTTACTGAGTAATTAGGACCTTTACTTTCATCATTACCACATATTACCGCCAAAGTCTTTTCCAAGGACCTTACAGTAAAAGGTCGTTGCTCTGTAACAATTCCCAATATCTTCAATCGTCTTTCTTCCAATGTATACGTGTCCTTATTGGATATTCCAAGCATTCTCTCCCAATGTTCACAGCCCTGTTCATCCAAACTTTCAATGAAATTATTGTTCCACATTTTTTCAAGTGCTTCCCACAAATCTTCAGTCTGTGATTGCTCAATGTCTGTTAATTCCTTTATCTCTCTAAACTCTCTTAACCATTCAGGCAGATACTCAATCAACTTTCTATCCACTTATCTCACCAACCTTTGGAATATAATCACAATCAATAATGCAATTACCTGTCTTTCCATCAATTTTTACACTTAAAACATTGTCAACACCTTCCATGTCAAGAAGCATTGATTCTATCTGTCCGCTTCTTACCGTCATTGTGTCCTTTGCTTCCCATTCATTTTTTATAACATTTTTTAAATACTCTGCCAAATTTTCTGTAAAAGTTTCCTTGATGTCATCCCAAGTATAATCTTCTATGTATTCAATCTGAACATCCACATTTATTCTTTTAACTTCTGGTGTTGAAACAGTTACAATGTGACCTATTGGCGCAATTCCCACACCTGTTCCATCTTTCGTTGGATCAAACGTATTCTGTACTTCATTTATGATTTCAGAAGAAGCTTCATTATATTGAGAATCAAGAATTGCCAGCTTTACAGTTCCTCCACCATTCCAAACAGGATAAACCTTGCAGGCACCTACCTTTTCAATGTCTTTAGCTTTTTCCTTATAATCTGCCTTATTTCCTCCAAAGGCCGCTTCTGTAAATGATTCAAAATATCTTTCTCTCAAAGATTCTTCATCCTCATCTTCCGTGCCATACACAATCACTTCAACAGCCTCTATTTCTTCTAAGTCCTCAACATATTCAATTGGAATCACATCATCATTTATGTTGTTTCCGTTTTCTCCTGATTCAGAACATGTCATACTATAAAATCCATCTCCTAAGTTTTCCGTAATTGAATATGTCATTTCACCTATGCTAAACTCTGTTGCCTCTGGAATGCTCACATCAGAAGGAGTGCATTTCACTTTTACCACAGCCGGAATACCTTCCTTCACAAAGATTCCCCTCTCTGCTGCACGCTTAATCAAATAATAATAAGATGCACTATCTGCAAAACATTCCTGCAAAAGAATGTCCATGTCTGCATACATCTGTGCACTTTCCATTGCCACAGGTGCCAACGCATCATAAATAATTGAACCTTCTCTTTTATCAACATCCCCCTTCACATTTTCAAGCATCTGACTTAAAATGTCCTCAAAGGTCATATCCTCAAACATCAATGCTCACTCCTTCCACTTCAATCTCTTCATCATCAGAAGTTGTAACTGTCAGAGAAACCATCAATTCATTTTTGTAATTTGAAATACTCTCTATCTCAACAGAATTAAAACGTTCATCCCTTAAAATGGCTTCCTCAATTCTGCCTCCAATTACTTCCTTTACCTCTGCAATGTTTTCTCCCAATAAATCAGCTTTCTCCAATCCATAATTTTCATAAATGCTGTAATAATCAAATTCAGTCAACAGAATCTTTATTATTGCCTGCCTTAGGATTTCATCTTCTTCATCAGATTTTCTCAAAATCCTCTTATTTTCAAAATCCAACATATATGTATCATTGGAACGCTCCTGTTCTTCATTCTCTTCCACATTAAAATCTTCCAGTTCTTCCAATTCTTCAGGTAACATACTCACACCATCCTATCCACAACAAGATACTTTTGACCACCATCTGCACGTATCATCACAACCTTGTCGCCCTTTTTCAATTTGCTCTTTGATGCAGTTTCCGTAAAATACAAAAACTCATCCGTTAAGATGAGCTTTTGATTAACCTTTATTTTAGGCAAATCTGCCTTTAAAACTGTACCAATTACAATGGTACAGGGCTTCGCCGCTTTTCTTGCATCCTCTGCTATTTTCTTAATTAACTGTGTCAAACTAGTAGCTGCTATCGTAATCACCTCCAGATAATTCCAAATCCATAAGATGTTGCCCATTATTAAATGTATGAATAACCTTATCAACTAACATATAATTTGAAATTGTTTCACCATAAATTGTCAACTTAACAAGAACCAAACAGCCGGCTCTTACGTTAATGTCACCAAAACAATTATTAATCTTAATTGTCTTACCTGTTTTACAATAAATCTTCAACAATGCCTTAACCTTTAATTTTGCACCCTTGCGACTGTCGATTTTGTCAAAATACTGAAGCACACCCCATTTATTAATGTACTTACTGTTTTTTGCCATATAAATCTCCTGAACACCTTTCTTGGTGTTGTCATATGCTAATTTGATCTGATTATAAACATTGTCATCTATTGTTTCCTTATAATCATAAGATTCTGCCGTGGTTGAAGTTATTAACCTGTTAACCTTCCAAGGCTCCCTTAACCTTAACTTTCCAAATTCATCATACAAGGTATAAATCTTTCCTCTTGCCATTAATGTTTCATCCAAGCTGTTCTGTACAATGTCAAACAATGTTGCATTATCATCAATTCTTGACACAGGATACTTTGTATTCGCCAGCTTACCACAATTCAGTTTAAAATCCTTGGCAATTTTCTTAATTAAAACCGTGGAAGTTCTCTTTTTTGAAATATAAGTATCCTTATTTTTAAAATACCTAAGCTGATCATACACAGTAACATCCAAAGTCTTATCTGTTTTAGGTGAAATGGAAAATACAAAACCATAAAAGAAATTTTTGCCATTAACCACTATTGCCACAGAATCACCATTTGAAATTCTCTTCTTTGAATCGCTGTCAACAAACGTTGTAAAAGTAACCTTACCCGGTGCATTTTTTCTCTCAAAGGTTGTTTTTAATCCTTCCTGAACCTGATGTTTGTACCTTTTCTTGCCGTGTTTAATCAGAACATTAACAACAAGCTTCTCACTGTTCTTTACTGAAACAGCTTTATACTCCACCTTTCTGGTTGACTTTTTCTTTTTTGATTCATTCTTTTTAAGAATTTCCCTTAAATATGATATTTCCTCTTTTCCACTGCTTTTACCGGTATTCTTTCCGCTTTTCTTTCCCTTTGATGTCTTACCTGATGAAGTAATGTAATCACTGATTGCCCCATATCCTGTTATTGTATGGTAACTTAACGGATATGATCTTCTCATAACAGCGTCAGAAGTGTTACCCTCAATGGTATGCACAGTACTTCCTGATACATACTCAACAATTCCCACGTGAGATGCACCATCTGATTTAAAATAAATGAAATCATTTCTTTTAGGTGTGTATGAACCCTTATACTTGAATCTTCCTTTGTTTTTAAACCATTGCATTCCTGTGTCTGTTGATGCTGTCTTGGGAGCAATGCTTGTTGATACACCTGCCTTATATGCACACCAGGAGGCAAACATATGGCACCATGCAGCACCATTCATTCCATACCAGGCACTATACTTGGTCTTGTTACCGCCATATGCTTTATAACCAACTTCCTTTGATGCAATATCAATTATGTCTGCCATCCTTTCCTCCTTATGGTTTCTTCAAAACAGTTCCCTTGTACAGATATTTTCCTTTGGAACTGCTTTTTATCTTGTGCTTCTTTGCAGCCTTTTCAATAACTTTTTTGTTCTTCTTGTAAATGGCAGAACCCTTGGAACTATCCTTTAACCACTTTTTCGCTATCAGTGTAAGAGTCTCTTTGTTAGATTTAATAGTATATGTATTTGGTATTTTCTTAACCTTCACTGCGCCATATTTTCTGTATTCCTTAAATTCCAAAGATACCCTACTATCAAAGCCATCACTAACAGAATCTGTTATTGTCAGTCTTTCCAATGACACTGTAAGAATAGTATTGAATATCTTTTTATCATTTGGTGCATATCTGTAAATTTCCAGTTTAAATGCCTTCTTGGAAGATAAAAGTTCCTTATACTTCTTAATGTACTCATCGGCACCCTTGTATTTTCCATCTGAATAAAAAGCAAATGGATAATATTGATTAGGCAATAACAAGTCAAATGAAATCTCTGTAAGTTTGGGATTTCTAAGTATGTTAACTTCTCCCAAATTAATCAGTGTCATTGTCTTGTTATCACCATCAACCTTTATGCTTATTTTTTCAGGTGGAATGGGTACATACTGCCCATCAATAATCAATCTATACATTCTAATGCACCCCTTCCGCTACTGCTGACATTTCTTCTTCCAATCTTGTCTTTAAATGAGTAACTATTCCTTCCATATCAGCTTTTGAAGAACCATTAATAACATTTGACATATCTACACTGATTTTTGCTGTTGTAAATCTGTTAATTGCTCTCTGTTCTGCATAATCCTTTATGTACTTAAGCTGCTGATTTGTAATATCCAATGAATCCGATGTTTTTGCAGTGTTTGCTGCTGTTTCAGCCGTGTTGTTTGTAATGGCATCTGTTCCATAACCATAGTCTGTATCCTTTGTTTCACCTTTCTTAAAAAGATTACCAAAAGTATTCTTAACCTTACTTTCAACACCCTTTCCAAGATTGTATCCTTTTCCATAAGCATCACCATAATTAATTCTGTAATCAATGCTTGGAGCTTCTTTATTTAATGTAATTGAATTTTCATTTTTACCCCAAGAAGTAACTGTATCTTGTAAAGAAGTTAATCCACTGGTCCAATCTGTTCCAAATATGGCATCTATAATCTTGGTAACAACTTTTCCAAGACTTAAGAACCAGGATATTATCTGACCAATCAGGTTTGCAACTGCGCCACCAAAAGAATCAAATCCACCATTTGTAACATTTAAAATCCATTCAATTATGCCAATAAAAGGCTGAACAAAAATGCTCCATATAGCCTGAATTATTGCATTAATTGTTCCTATTCCTGCATTTATTATTGCTGCTCCTGCTGATGCCACTACACCAAAAATCACACCTGTAGCAGAAATAGTTTTATTCTGTACCTTGTTAATTGCTGCCACAACAAGATAAATAGCTGCTATTACTGCAATAATGGCAATAATAATCCATGTTAACGGACATAATGCCAATGCTGCATTTAATCCTTCCTGTGCAAATGTCATTGCTATGATAGCCGCTGTACTTGCAGCGCTGGATACCGCATGCAACGCCTTTGCACCTATATCTTTTAATGTAGTAAGCCATTCTATGCCCATTGTTGCATTATAAACAATTAATGCTGCAACTATTCCCCATATAATAGGTTCAATTAATGTCCAATTAGATTTAAAGAAATTAATCATTTGCGTTCCAATGTTAATAATTCCTGTTATTGCTCCCATTACTAAGACTGTAGCATTTCCAAACCCGGTTGCTAAAAGCTGTATGGTTGGCAGATTGTTATGTATTGCATTAAACATACTAACAATCGCCGGCTGTACCTGTTGACCTATAGTTGTTTTAACCGCATCAAAATCCCTTTTATTTCTTGCCATTACTCCCTCAGGGGTTTGGGCCATTGTTTCATTCATCTTTCCTACATTCTGCTCTATTACCTGAGCCAACATATTAGCCTTTTCCATCTCAGTTCCATTTTTCATTACCTTTTCCTGATAATCCGTAAATGAAATGCCTGCACGTCTTAATGCTCCAACCTGACCAGTCATAACCTTACCTGTCATATTACCGATGTTAACCATATCCTCATTAGTAACATTAACACCATGCATCTGAACCGCTAAGTCAGCCATCTTAGGTAACAAAGTTTTAACTGCATCTGTCTGATGAAAATATGTTGATGCCTGTTGCGCTCCATTTATTAAAGCTGTCTTTCCAACAACACCATAACCACTTATCTCAGAAGCAAGATTTTTCATCATATTAACCTGTGATGTTCCTGCTCCCTGCATTGCACCCATTACTTCAGTAAGTTTTGTCTCTGCCTGATGTAATTGAGATACCTTTTCATTACATTCACCTATAAAGCTGGCTCCCTGTCTTATAAGAAATATTCCACCAAGAGAAGCTACCAAACCTTTAACTGTGGAAAATAATCCTTTTGCTGAATTTGTCCCCTCTCTTACTTTACCATTGTATGTTTCTTGACTTATTGAAGCTCTTGACGTGTCACTTGCTATCTGCTTAATCTCTGCATCTGCCAATCCTAAATTTGTTCTGGCAGAAGCTAATTTAGAAGTATTAAACATGTTTCCTGACACGCCTTGGGCTCTTTCACATTCATTAATTACAGTTGAGACAGCATTAGTTATGTTCATAAGCGGTGCCGTCATTCTGTCTGTTAACTGAAATGAAGTCATTATTGATGCCATCTCTTTACCTTACCTTTCCAACTTTCTTGCTTTCTTCCTCTTCCTGCTCAACTCTTGCATTAATGGAAGCAATCACAAAAGCTCTCTCATTTTTATCCAAACTCATAAAAAATGAAGGTGTCCAATGAAATTTATGTAGACAGTAATATGCATACATTGAATCAGGATCACCTTCATCTATTAGTTTTTTGCTTCGTTAACTTTATCCTGTAATGTTTCGTCAAATCCGTTAAACTTCTGAATAAATTCAGCAAACTCATTATATTCTCCCGGATTATCAATCATCTGCTTAATTAAGTCTTCCGGATTCATTACACCATAAGAATCCTGTAATTCCTTATTGTATAAATCAGGTTCTGCAACAGATGCACACATCAGCTTTACAATAAACAATGAAGAATTAAATTTTTGTCTGTAAACACCCGGCTTTCCTGTAACCTGAACCTCTGTTGTACACTTTTCTCTAATTCTTTCATATTCCTCAGTTGAAACTGCCTTAATCTTCCAATCCAATGGAGTTCCATTTTCGTCACATAATGAAGCGGTTACCTTATATGCCACGTCATCCTTATATTTCTTATTTTTCTTTAAAAAAGCACTTAAATTAGTTGCCATATTCCTTACCTTCTCTTTCTAAAAAATAATGGATAAGAAGATTTTTAGTTCTCCTTATCCACTTTACTATTACATATATGCAGGTTCCTTATATTCTGAATCCTTGCTGTAGTCCATTGCATATGCCTCAATGTCCTGTTCAATAAAATCTCCATCCGCATCAAATGAAGATAAAAGAACATCTCCTTCTATCATACACTGATGATAAGTTTTCCCTGATGCTCCCATTGATGTTGCCGGATCATTTGATTCAACCTCGGCTTCAAAAGTTGGAAGCATTCCTGTATTCTTGTATTCTTCCACAAGTCTATCAAAAGCCTCCGTACACTTATACAAAGTCATTTTTATTTTAATTTCCAATCCACTTGGCTTTTTGCCTTTAATGGTTTTACCAAGAATCGGTACATCGGCAAGACTAACATTTGCCTTTGCTTCAAAATTCTTAGCATTAAGCATTGCGTATCTTCTGCCTCCAACAGTACAGTATAATGTTGCTAACTTACTTGATGGTGCATCATTAGTATTCATAAATCCACTCATTCTTTACTGCCTCCTTCCTAATCTATGATCGTAGTCATATAAAGTTTTTCCATTACACCTACAATAGTAATATTTGTATTAATTACTACCGCTTTCTTATCTTCACCCTTTTCAACAACAATATCGTCATCACTAAATTTCTCTATTGCTCTTGTATCTACAAGATAATTAAAAATGCTTCTGACATCATTCTTAAGTGATACTCTACCTGCATTGTCATTAGAAATTTTTCCAATATATTTCTTATTAAAAACAGATGCCACATTGTCTGCAATGTAATCAATCACACGAATTGTCTGATTCTCCTGAAAAATGCTCCCCTTATCCTCTGTTACTGTTGTAAGGGAATTAATGTCTCTTAAAACCCTAAGTTCATCACCACACTTATGAATAACAAACTTTCCTGAAGTTATGGCATTTTCAAGTTCTGCCTGAGTATACTGGCAGTTAATTTCTTCCAGTTCCCCATCATATAACATATTTGTGCAAGCCTTGTTGACACCACAGGCTGCTTCTGCTCCTGCGACCCACGGAATAACATCCTTTGTGTTCATAACATTAATGATTCCCTCATAATCAGCTTCACAATTATACATTACAGTCTGAAACTTAATACCCATTTCATCACGCATTCTTATTGTCCATGACTTATACACTTCCTGCAATTTTGTGTCTGTTTCCATAACCACAACCACATTAAAAGCGTAATTCTCCAATAACTGCATAAACATTGTATGAGCCTCATTTGTTGGCTTATCATTAATTCCACCTGTACCTCCTGTTAAGAATGTACCGGCAGTTTCTTCAAGTTCAAATGATTCCTTCCATTCAATAAAGGCATTGTCCTTTAATTCTCCTGAACTTGCAACTGTCTGAACATCAACCAATGTTGTATCCATATAAGTTGACACGTCATACTTTTCTGTCTGATCAATGTTTTTCTTGATAACAATCTTTATTGAATTACCTTTTGAGCCCTTACACTTGGCATCTGCATACTTACAACCTGCCTTTGCTCCGTTATTGTTAATCTTAAAAAACAAACCTTTACTTGCATGTTTAAACACTTCCCTAACATTAATAAGATTTCCATCATATGGACTTCTTCCAAAAACTTCCAATGCAACCTTTTCAAATTCATCAGCAGTCACTTCAAAAATCTTATCATCAGGTCCCCAGTCCAAACATATTGGCATGGCAACCACGCCACTTTCCGTATTGTTCTTAATTGAATTTCTACTAATAACATTTACATAAGTTCCCGGAAGAACCTTATTCTGTGCTGTAAATGTTCCACCACCTAATGCCATTTAGTTTACCTTTCCTTTCTTCCATTTTTTCAAAATATCATCTGCTTCTTCAACGGAATATTCATCTTCATCATTCAACAGAGCGTTTAAAATATCCCTGTCCTGTAAAAACCTTTTTGACTTCATCAATTCGCTTTTTCCGTATTTTACAGATGCCTTATTCTTTGCTTCCATCTGTTAAACCTCCTACACCTGTTCTTATTTCATAACTTTCAAACTTATCCTTGTCTTCCTGTTTCTCCATAACAAATGTTTCATAAGTTACCTGAAACTGCAAAACACCGTCAACCATCTGACCTGTCATTTCTGCTGAATGAAGCTTAAATCCATCAACCTCAATATTCCTTAACAAGTACTGTAATTCTTCCAGCACTTCCATTCCTTCACCATGACAATTATCACTCTTAGGCCAATACCTGATAATAAATGGAACTGTCTTTAGAAATCGTGGTCCAAGTTTACGTCTTAAGGAAGGATTTAAGCACAAAACAGAAAAACAAGGCTCTTTTAGGCCCTGTTTCACTGCTTCTGTATATATCTCATATTTTTCTTCACCATAGGACTGTCTTATCTGCCTTACAATCCCATCAATCATCTTACTTATCATTTAACTGCTCCTGATAACCATTTTTTCAACTTAGCTTCAAGAATACCCGGGGCACTCTGCCTAATTTCCTGTTCAGACAAAGTAAGCATATACTTTCCTTCAACCCATCCTGTCCCGTTTGACGTTCTGTGGCCAAACTCAACATATGATGCATATTCAACAGGATTGATAATCTCTATTACATATGTATCACCAGAATGATGAACAGTAAGAGAATCTGCATAAGACGTTGCAGCCTGATTGGTTCCAGCCGTCCATCCTCTTCTAAGAGTTCCACCTACTTTTCCTGAATTGGAAGGATACGTACCTACCGGAGTTCTTTTAATTACTTTTGCAAGAAGTCTTGCAGCAATCTCTCTTGATGCAGCTTCAAAAAAATCATCAGAATTTCTTGCCATTGCTTCAAGACTGTCCCTTAACTGCTCCAACTGCTTACAATCAATTTTAGAATCACTCATGCCTTATCCTCCACCAAATCAAGCAAAATCTCCTGATGTGTAGGATAAACCGCAGGTCTTCCACTACTTTTGTAGGCTACCACACCACCAACGCCCTTTACCAATATTTTAGAACCCGGCTTAACATTGATTTCAGGTTCCATAAACAATTTAATGACCTGAGTAACATCTGAATCAGCCTCATTCTCTGAATTGGAACTTATATTGCTGTAAGAAAGTCTGCAACGAACATCTGACTGCACCATTACCTCTTTAAAGTTAGTCACAGAAGAAACAACAACCTTTTTCTTTTCAAAAATATCAGCCCTAAAGTCATATGACATTTCTATTGCCTTTCTGGTTCTTAAAACTGTATTTTTCGAAAGCATTTAATCAGCTCCTCTCCACTGCACCTTAATCTGTTCAGCATAACATTAAAAGCCTCATCAGAAGATGTGCCACTGAAATTAACAGAAGTATCTCCTACCTTTACAGAACTTACTGCCTGCTCTAAGTCAAATTCTTCAAGCTTACCTGTTGTTTTAAGCAAATACAAAAATTCACCGCACACTCTTTCACAGGCTGATTCAAACAATCCCTTTGGAAGTTTCTTAACATGGCATCTGGAATTTAACTCAGAAACAACCTTATCAATGCAGAACACCAATAATGAATAATCATCTTCTGAATACTCATAGCCAATGTTCTTCAATAATTCTATGACTTTATCTTCCAATAACTCCATCTCCTTCCTTTAGCTGTGAATGCGTGTATGACTTTAACTCAGAGTGCTTATACAATGATAAATAATCATTCGAAATAATTGAGACGGATATTGAAAATGTTTCTCCACAGTTTACAATCTGCTTACTTAACTTTGCATCAATAATGATGTTTTTATTCATCAAACCACCTCAATTTGCACTCTCTTTTTCAGTATTTCATCAGCAATATAATATGTAATCTCCAAACAATATCGCATTGACTTACTTAAAGGATTCAACTTCACCGTAATGCAATGCTCATTTATGGTGCAGTTTCCTTCTGTTTCAAGTTCCCTGTCCTTATAGAGCTTATATGTTGCCCTTGATATTTCAAATTCCTCATTCTTTGTAGACTTAACAAGAAATTTTAAATACTTGTCCTCACCTAAAATAAAGTTAATGTTCACACGCATCACCTCTTCTTAATAGTTCTATACAAAAACTGCTTTCTGACAATTCAGAAAAATAATTATCATTTTCCTTTTCAATGTCATATTCTGACGTTACAAAACCAATTTCATAATCATCATTAATGTATGTACATTGGTATGGTAATGGCTCAATGGTAAATTTCATTGCCGTTGCATCATAAGAAAATAACACATCAGTACAATATGCTATGTTCCCGGCTTCATCAAATGCAGTAAGTTCCATTACATACCTTCCACTCTTTTGTGCCGGTACCTCGGCAGTCCAGATGTCTCCCTTCAACCTTGTAAAGATAACATCCTGACCTTCAACCTTACCAATAAGCCTTACTACCATTTAGTCTGTAACCTCCACAGAAATTGTATATGTTGCGCCGGCATTAACTGGATTTGGCGAAATAGTAACTGACTGAATAACCGGTGCAGTCTGGTCAAGTACAACCTTCTTTGTAACTGTAGATGTCTTTCCTGCTCCATCCTTTGCCGTAATGACAATGGTATTTTCTCCTGTCACTAATGTAAGTGTCTTTGTAAAGCTTCCATCACTTCCAACTTCAACAGTCTGTTCAGTTCCACCATTAAGCTTAATAGTAAGAGTTACCGGTGAGCTTGTAATATCATTAGTAGTACCCTTAACAACAAGAGATGACTGATTTGTAACAAGATTGTCAACCGGTGCTGATACTGACAATTCAGGTGGAACAGTGTCAACAGTAAATGTTACACTCTTCTGAGTTGCAACATTACCATCATAATCACTTGCAGATACCTTAATTGTGTGAGTTCCATCTGACAAAGCTGTAGTTGGTGTATAACTACATGTATAATTCTTTCCTGACTGTGTCTTAGTAATTCCTGTTGTAATAGTCTGGCTATCAATAATAAGCTTAATTGTTGATGGATTAACACCTGAATCTGCATCTGTAACAGTCCAGTTAATAACAGGCTTGTTATTAGTCAACTTAGCAGAAGATGAAGGTGCTGTTATTGAAATAACAGGTGCAACCTTTTCCTTAACCTTAAGCTGTAAGCTTGAACCAAGTGTTGTGTCCGTTGCATCCTTTGTCACACTGTTTCCAGCTTCATCAGTAGCCTTAACCTTAACATTATAATAATGTCCATTCTGATTGTATGATGATGTTGACGGAGCTGTTATTGTAGCCTCATACTTCTTAGTTGTGGCATTATATGTCAGTGTATGGGTTTGTCCGTTAATTACAACCTGTACTGTTTTTACTGCCATAGGTAATGCCCTCCTTATCCTAATTTATGTTTAAATGCAACAATTCTAATCTGCTTAGGCTCATAAACAGGATTCCAGTTAGCTGGGTCTGCAAGTTCTACTCTTGAAGGACCTTCTGTCTTTGCCACATTTGCGTTAGTAAAGGCAATTCCTCTAGGATGAAGAATTGTTGTTCTTCTGTTAATAAGGTAATCAACACCTGAACCCTTTCTCTTTGCCCTATCAGTTTCAGTTGGAACAAATCCTTCAGGATTTCCGTTACCTAATGCAACTGCTCCATTACCAAAAAGATATGTTGTGTAAGCCTTAGTTTTTGAATCATATGGGCATCCATCATCAATGATTACTCTCTTGCCCTGATATGTACCAAATGCTACATCGTTTGATGGCTGTACTGTTTCGATCAGATTCTGTTTCTTAAGGTATGCTTCTGTAGCTGAATGCATACAGATGCCTGTAAGCTGCGCTTTAGCATCTCCTAACTTCTGTTCTGCATCAATAAATGCTGAACCACTCCAATTAGCTGCATTTCCTGAATTACCTGAAATATCTAAAAGATTAGATGCAAGTCTTGTTTCTGCTGCCTTCTGTGGCTCCTTAACTTCCGGAATTGTTCCAAACACACCATTAAGAATTGCAATAAGTTCTTTCTGCATGTCTCTTGCCCAGAACTGTGCCACCAAATCACCGATTGCTTTCATTGGATCTGCTCCTGAAAGTGCTGCTGATAAATCTGTTGCGCTCCACATTTTTGCTCTTCTTAATACTGCTGCCACATCCTTGTTTGAAGTAATTTTGTTATCTTCAAGGTCTGCTCCTTCAATTACCTGCTCTGATTCTCCTGTTAAATCCTCGAAGAATGGCATAGTTACTAATGGTGATGCCTGAGAAGCCAAAGCATCAAATTCAGCATTGTTTGTAACAATTCCACTATTAAATAATGCTGATAATTCCATTGTTCTGTTTAATACGTATGGAGTAAATAACTCCGGTACAATTACGTCCTGTAATGTTGTTCCTGGCATTTCTAATACCTACCTTTCCTAAATTTTTCATTAAATTGTAATTCCGGCTGCTGCTGCCATTTCCTTGGCCTGTGCCGGATTCTCCTTAAGCAGCTTGCCCTGCTCTGTTAAGTTAAATGTTTCCTTGGCAAAAGGATTCTTTGTAGGACTTCCACCCTTGCTAGGTTCATATCCTGCTTTCTGCTTAAACAGATGTGCCATAGTCTTATCTTCCCTGTAAGCCTTAATTGATTCGTCAACACCAATAGGATTGTTGTCCTTGTCAAATGTAAACTTATCAATTCCACCAGCCTTATAGATAAGATAATCAGGATCCAATACTCCCGACTTTGTAAGCTGTTCCTTTAATGCATACTGCTTTGTTGCATTAATCGCAGCAGTCTTAAGATTTCCGATTTCTGCTTCATAATCCTTAATCTTATTCTGGAGTTCCTCATTGTCTCCATTTTCCTTCTTTAATGTTGTGATTGTTGCATTAGCTGTCTTCAATTCCTCGCATTTATCATTAAACACGTTCTTTGGTACAGCGTGCTTAGGAAACTCTTTCTTTGCAGCCTCCATTACTTCATCAACATCAAGTTTTCCATCTGTAATTTTTGCTTTTTCAAGCAATTCCTTTAACCATTCCATTTTTATTACCTCCATAGATGTTTTATTCCAGTTCTACTGGTGATTGGATTCTACCGATATACCTTCGGCAAGGTATTTCTGTTCTTTAGTGCCTACAGAAAAAGGCATATAAAAAGAGAGCCTATTTCTAAGCTCTCTGATTAACGTTATTAAATTCTTTACTGCATCAATTCTTGTCCATCAAATATAAATGATGTTATAGCTTCAGTTTTTCTATTAATTTTAAACTGAAATTGGCTTCTTATTTCTGCTCCAAAACTATTTTCAGCATCAACATATCCCTGAACTATTATTTGCTTTTTATTTTTTCCATATTTCCATCCACCAAATTTTGCTGAACTTGGTGATTTTAACATTGCTTTAACCTGACTTTGACATTCCACCTGCCAGTTAACTATTTCATCATTTGTTAAAGTATAATCTGATAATTTAGCTTTGACTTTTCCTTTTTTATATAAAACATTATCACCATATTTTAATACTATTACCTTGTTTTTCTGATTAAGCCACATTAACACTTCATTTCCACTTTGTGCATCTACTCTATAGCCCTTATCATTCTTCTTCCACGCTCCATTAAGACCTTCATCCGCTTTAACGTCCTGATAATCTGTAATGTCACATTTCTTTAAAATGTCTTCAATTGATTTTGCTTCTTCTTTTGAACATCCAACCGCTTCTTCAACCTTACTTTTTTCTGCGTACAGCTCTGGATTCTTCATTGTTTGAATAATTCCAAATGTTACTGCAACAATAAATCCTATAAATACAATTAGACAGATTAGACAACCATGCCCCTTTTTAGCTTTAGTTTCACTCATATATTCTTCCTCCCATAAATCTTTTGCTATATTTTATCATATAAAAGAGAAACTTACTATATTTTAGAACATTTCTATTTTATTTTCGTCATTTTGCACTGGAACAACTAACTGTTTTTCAGTTTTATCAATTTTACCTGTCAACTCCTCTATTCTGTTACTAAGCCTAATAAATGTATCAATATCATCTATTCTACATTTACTCTGCATATCCTTACATCTTGTAATCTGTTCCTGTAATTCTTCCTTGTACATACTTGTCCTTTCTTGTTTTTGGGTATAAAAATACCACCTAGCCTTTTGACTAGATGGTAAACCTACTTCTCTTTATTTTCTCTTTTTTCTACTTCTTTTATAAATTCTTTAAATTCCTCTTCTGTCATTGCTCGTATCTGGTCAAACAATCCACCTGGTTTATACATTCTATCATCACATATAAATTCTTGACTATTATTCATATATCATATTCTCCTATAATTTTCTAAATACAAAATCAAACTTAAATGATAACTCCTCAAGCGCTTTTTCCATACTTGTAACTTCAGTATACATCGAATATTTTTTCAATGCAACATAATAATCTTTTTCGGGTATTTCTTTAGATGGTCTTGAATAATAATATATACTTCCATTATGCCCTACTGTAATACCCGCTACATTCTTATTTTTTAAAAGAACGTTTAAATCACTTAAACTTGGAGGTAATCCCCTTGGATGATTATGTATTAATAATACTTTTTCTCCTTTTTTTTCCGCTCTACTAACATCTTGATTAAACTTTTTAGTTCTTTTTATTCCAAAAGGAATATGCTGGTTAGTTATATCTGAAATCTTTTTACATGACGACAAACTAATTGCATATAACTCTTCTGTATTTTTTCCGTCTCTATTTTTTAACGCATTTCGACTTTTCTCTGCAATTAATCCTTTTACTTTTTCATCATCTGATATTTTACTAAATCTTGCATTATATTCTTTTGATTTTATCACTTTCCAATTCACTCCATAATTATCATTACCTCTTTTGCCATTCTTTAAACTACGCTTTGTTCTAATTGAATTTTCCCTAAATTCTGAATTTACATACTTTTCTTTCCAATCTTTGTACGTCATATCAGCAGAAACATAATATGTATCACCATCCTCATCCCTTGCAGCCCTTTGTTCGTCATTTGCAAATTCATCATCAAAATAAGGTGCTGTACAACTTCTACAGTTAACGTGGAATGGCGGAGCTGTTACCCCCTCTTCATATTCACTCATTTTGAAAACTTTGCCATCCATTTCCTGACAGATGTCTGATGTGTGACCGTCCAATGTAGCTACAATCTCATATCTTTCAACATCCAACTTCTTAAAGCATTCCTTTTGAGCCGTTGAACTAAAATAAGCCGATTCAGTCATTACAAGTCTTCCGGCATTAGCCTTGCTTACATTCATCTTACTTGCAATTTGACTTATTGCCTTATCTGGTCCTGCACCTGTAATACACATCTGGCTTAAACTTGTGTGTAACTGATTTATAAGCTGTGTCTTGTTGCCCCATATTCTGTCACTGAAATTCTTACCATCAGCTAACCAAGGCTTATTTACCACTTTTTCAATTAGCTTGTCATTTAAAGTTGCAAAACTTGAACCAACGCCCACACCCTTTTGAATTTCAAAGGCTGTTCTGTAATAACTATTCTTGTAAACATCCTTTATGTGCTTACTTACTTCATCATTCAGGTTTCCAAAAGCTGTTTCTGCCTGCTGTCTACACTGTAACTCCAACGCTTCAAGCCTGCTTATGTGAGCCTTGGCAGATGCATTTTCAAGTTCCTTTACCCATTCACCTGAAAAAGCGTTTTCCCTGCCCTTTTTTATGTATTCCTCTACATCCCACTTAAGTTCCTTTAATTCCTTGTCATTAAGGGACTTTCTTGCTTCCAACAGAGATATGTTATTGTTATTCGCATACCTCTGATACCAGGCATTTATCTTTTCTTCGATTATCTTCTGAGACTTATCAAACTGCTCCTGAATATCCATTGTCTTCTTTAAGGAAGTCTGATGTGTTGCTTCCTCCATTTCAACGAACCTGTTCTTCCAGTATTCACTATTCTTCATTTGCTCCACCTACTGAGTTATCATCATCTTTAGCCGAATCATCAACATTGTCATCATCTTCATTTGACTTTTTTGTAAACATCTGCCGATATATGTCAGCGTTCTGTATTTTTTCTTCATTTTCCTTCTTTAGCTGTTTAAGTTCTGCTTCAACGTCCTCAACAAACGGATGATTCTTAAGTATAGTTTTCTGGCTAATGATTCCAACACTGTCCTTACATATTGCCGCCTGCTCCTGCTCATTCTTAATACAGGTTCTTGTCCATGTCTGAACAATGTTGTCACACTTAATGTTCTTAAAGTTGCAGATTGCTCTTACCAGTTTGGCAAAACCTAACTGAAACTCTGTTTCCATTAAACCTGTTTTCATCTCCAATAATGAATACATAAACTTAAGAGCCTCTCCTGACTGATTTCCAAAATTCTCAGGTCTTGGATCAAATCCCTGCCCCTGTTCGAAAATAGCCTTTCTTGTGGCATCAAGAACACTATTTCTTGCTTCAATAGGAATCTCAATGTTAAGAGTACTTACACCTGCACCTTCATCTGAATCCATTTTTATAACCTTGTATTTCTTCAAATCCTGCAGGAATCCATTTAAATCTGTTCCACCATATCCGGAAAGAACAAATATAAGCTCCTGAACATCTTCAAGGTCATTAATAAAGCCACTAAACACCTTGTCATACACATCAATCAAAGGCTTAATGTTATCAAGGTCAGAAGACTTAATGTTGTTATTAAAAAACGGAATGAAAGGTATTTCCTCCATTCCGTGACTATACTCACTTACGAGTTCTCCTGTTGTCGGATTCTCAAATATTGCATAATCTGTTAAGTTGTCATAATTTAAATCTGATTGAAGTCTTCTGTATACCTGACATTCCTCTTTGTTCCAATATTCATATATTGTGTAGTTTTTACCATCTGCTTCATCTATCTGTGTATATACTCTTAATGCTCCTATCAGCTTCTGTTTTGCTGACTTATTCCATATCGGAACAATCTGTTTGCTATCAATAACTGCCCACTCAAATTCATTTAGCTCATTTGTCCAATAATGAATCCATGCAACACCTGCATTGGCTGCATTAACACAAAGCTCCATACACTCTTTTCTATATTCATCCCCCAAGGCCTTTAATATCTCTGCATTAGCCTTAGAACTACCAATGTCAAAAGTAGGCGGTGTAGTGAATGCATAAGCTGCTTTCTGGTTAACTATCAATCCGTGAAAGTTGCGGGGTATTCTGTTGTCTGCATTTCTCAACGGATGACCTTCTTCATCTTCCTTTTTAGGACCATATAGCACGTCACTCTGATTTCTGTAATATCTGTCAGCAATATCACATCTAACCATATACATTGCATGCCCCGGCATATACTGACTTAATAATTCCTTCATTCTAACTAAATCCACTTGTTTCACCTCTTTACTTTAATACTGATAATCCGTTAGACTTCTTAGCACAATCCTCTGCAATTCCTGTTGTTGCATCCTGTGCATCGTCATGATCATTCTTTCCTTCTCTCTGATACCTTGACATTGCCTTATAATAATCAGGCCATCTGTTCTTCCAGTCTTCAGGAAAATATATGTGTTGCATTACCCACGCTGAATTTGAAAAAATTCTTGCATTCTTGTTGTTATGCTGTGTAAACCACTTAATAACTGTCTTGTTACTTTTTAATTCATCCTGAAGTATTCTTTTAACACTTCTGGCAAATCCTCTACCACCATTATTTGATTCGATTCTTGCAATATTTACATTTCCATCAAATAACAGCTTAGCTGTTAACGGCTCTGTAACTTCCATTGGTTCCTGCGTATATATAACATCAAGTACGTACGCTTCATTGTCAAATGTTACTCCGTAGTTAATACTGCATAAGTAATCCTTACCTTCATCTGCGGTATCTGTATAATTTCTAATCTGCTTAAATTGTGGCATTTCTTTGTACGTCTTAAATGAAGTGTACATTCTGCCCTTTATGTCAATAGGATTCTGCTGATAGTTTGCTTCTGCAATATCTATTCCCATTGACATCTTTTTATTTTCGTATGATCTTTTTGACAAAATTTCAGGACAAAGCATTGTTCCATCTTTCTTAACAGCCTTATAGCATATATGCCTTACCTTTACGCCTATGCTCTTAAAGTGTTCCAATGCCCTGCCAGCCAAATCCAAACTATGCCATCTTGTCATTACAATGATAATCTTGCCACCCTCTTCAAGTCTTGACATCATTGTGTCCGTAAACCAGGTCCAATGATTATCCAGAATATTTGCATTATTAGCTTCCAGTGCTGACTTAATCAAGTCATCAATAATCATTAACGTTGCACCAAAACCTGTTGCCGTTCCTGTTGGGGATGTTGCCAAATAATTGTTATAGCCATTTTCAAGTGACCACATATTCATTGCACCATCACCACGTTTAATGGTTACTCCTGGGAACACATCTGAATAAACAGCCTTGTTTTCATCTGCCTTTGTTTCAAGAATCGTGTTTCTCACGCCCTTTGAAAACGTTGTAGACAATGTTTCATTGTATGAGCCTGTCATAATCTTCTGTGTTTGGTCATTTCCAAGAACCCATTCAACAAAATTGCCAACAGTTCTAGACTTTCCATGTCTTGGCGGCATATTAACAACCATTACTTCATAATCTGATTTTATGAACTGCTGCAACTCATTACAGAAATCACGTAAAAAACCCCTGTCTTCCTTGTAGAAGTCAGGAGCCTTTAATTTGCAGTACTGCCAAAAATTTCTTCTTGCCAGCTCTACCCTTGCATAAAGTTTTATTAAATTCTTATTCAGATTCAAGGTCCTCACCTGCCAATCTAAGCAGTTGTTCAGTACTTAATCCCTCAAAAGGATTATTAACATTTCCTGACACCTCAACCTTATCCTTAAACATTCCTAAATGTCTTCCCAACAGTTCCAAAGCCTTTACCTTGTCATAGGTAGTCAGCTCTATTCCATTCTTACCCTGCTTAATACCTGAAATAGCCTTAATCTGTCTTCTTGAAAGCTCATCAGTTTCAGTAATCTCAACTGCCTGATAATACATCTGATTTCCTTCACTATCCAATGCCGGAACATAATCACCATCCGGTGTCTTCATCATCACCGGCTTAGTCACAACCTTGGCATACTCAGAACCATTGGCAAAGGCAACTGCTGCAAGCTCCTGAATCACATCATCTTGCGTAACCTCAATTCTTTCCAACCTGTCCTTAATTCTTTCATCTATGTATTCCTTAATCTCCGGAACATTCATAAGACGAGCGGCTGCCGCTGCTGCTGTATTATCATTTTTGACGTGTGGATATGCTTCCTTATACGCCCTTGTTCCATTCAGATCAATTAAATATTCATTTGCAAATATAACTTGTCTGTCAGTCACTGCAACCGCCCCTTTCTTTACTAATTTTTTGCATTAAAAAAACACCCTTCGGAATAACACTGTTTTACGCCAACAGCATTCTCCGAAGGGTGTGAGTTTCTTTTAATAATTAAATTTCTAATTTAACTATTTATTTATATCTGTATCTATTATTCTAAATATCCTTTTTATGACCATAAATAAATTTGAT